CATTGTATCCAAATCCCAAACAAGGAATCCGTGCTTATCCAAAGTTTCACCAAAGTTTTGTTGAACCAATGAACCGGCATAAACTACCTTACATCCTTTTGGAGAAATCATCTCTTGTCGTTTGTGGATATCACCTAATAAAGCTAAATCGTATCCATCAAACATATCCGTTGTAAAATGACGAGAAGATACTACATATCCAATATCCGTTTGAGAATTATCAACTGGTCCGTGAAATAAAGCAATCTTTTTGTTGCCAGATAAAGTTTCTGCTTTAGGCCAATTATCTTTGTTATCAAAAATACTGAATACTGCAAAATCAACTCCACCAATTCCATAAACTTGAGTATCTCTTAGATATGTAAAGTTTGGCAGATTTAACGCCTCTACAATTGGAGTAAGAACATCCAATCTATCCGAATTGTTCATATTACAATCGTGATTACCTGTAATAAGGATTGTTTCACATAATTTAGAACATTCGGTAAATAACCAACTAATCTCTCTAACTAATTCAGGAGATAATTCTAATTTAGCATGGGCAATATCCCCTGCTAAATAAATAATTGAATCTTCCGTACCTCTTTTACGGATTTCTTCAAACATTTTTTCAAACACTTGTCTATACTCATTGTGTCTTTTTACATTACGGATGTGTACATCGGCAATGTGGTAAATCTTTTTTAATCTACTCATAAACTCATAATCTTATTTAATAATAATTCATTGGATGAAAACTCTTTAGTTTTCTTTAGTTCTTCATAAAATTTATCATATCCAATTTCAGATGCATCTTTATCTTTCATATGCATCATTTTTACATTTATTCCCTGTTTTCTAAAATATTCTGCTGCTTTTAATGCTTCATTTATTGCATCATTATCTAATGAGATAATAATATCACTAACTCCACTCATAAAGATTTTTTCAACCAATGTTTTGGATGGAAACTTACCTAATAGTGGAATTGCGTTTCTTCTAATTGTAATTGCATCAAATACTCCCTCACATAATATAATTGGTTCGTTCCAATTTATCTGCGATTCTAAACAAATTACATTTTTACTGATTGGAGGATTTTTATATTTCATCTTCTCTTCTGGATAATAAGAACGAGAAACAAAGTAGTTTAATTGCCCATCCGATAAATACGATGGTATAATAACTCGTTTTGCATACAAACCTTCCGTACAATATCCAATATTATATTTGATAATTTCCTTCATACCAATTCCTCTTTGTGTAAGATAGAACATAGCATGTTTGTATTCGGGATTAAACCCTTTAGGAACTTCATTAAGCGATTTAAATTCTTTTGGTAAGGAAATGTATACTTTTGTATCCGCATCCTCATTTTGTGGATTATAATTAGAATCTCCGTATATTTCTCTAATGATTGAGATTGTTTTCCTATCCACATCCAACCTCTTTAATAATGAGGTCAATTTCTTACCACCACTATTACAAGTCCAACAATGCCACTTTTGAGTTTCGGTATTGACTTGGAGTTTTTGTTTATGGTGATTACAAAATGGACAGTGGAATGCAAGTTCATTACCCTTTAGATTGGAGTAACTACCCAACGCATTAGAAAGCGTTGTAATAACTTTGGATTTGTCAGTACTATTCAACACAATACAAATATATGAACAATATTTGATATTTCCAAATAATTTGGGAACTATTTTACTCCTCGAACCAAGAATCTGGTATTATTTTGTCGGAATATGTGTATCCGTTCTTATCACACCAATCCCCATATGTGGTTTTTGATGTTTTTGTGATTTTATTCTTTGAATTGGAGAATACGAAACGAATATCAAGTGTAGGGTTTTGCGCTTTAACTAACAAGTGTTTTTTCCTATCAGCAGCAACAAATCTACCTTTTGTTTCTACGAAGATACCATTTGGTAACTTAAAATCAGGATTGTAAGTATGTTGAGAAGCAGGTATAGTGTAAGCCACCTTTTCGGTTTCATATTCTACTTTTATTCCTTTACTTTCAATTTGTACAGAGATATTCTCCTCAAGACCTGATTTAAACCCATACTTTCTAGCAACCCAAGTGCTAGATTTCTTTGTAACTTTTTTAGCCATTAAATGTTTTTTATTTAGCTTTCATTGTATCGGAATACTTTGGAGCCGATGCTACTTCACCACCTCTGCCTGTTTTAAATTTTGCAGCAGTAAGTACTTGGTCATCTATTTTTTTCAAATCATTTGTAGTGTATGGTGTTTTAGCAGCCACTCCAGCATCAAATCCTAATTTATCAACTCCTAAAGATGATTGAGATGATTTGTATAATTCTAAAATCTTTGACATATTTTTATTTGTTTATTAATAAATATTGATTATGTATCAAAACGAACAATAAAGTTCACAGGAAAATCAGGTTCAGACTTAATTGGTTGTGGAAGTTTAGCAACAGCCACTAAATCGCAATTATCATCATACAATCCGATTGTTGTAATAAATGGTGTTAAAAATGAACCAGTACTATCTACTGAACCACTTAAATCAATATGTTCAAATCCACCACTAATAGCGCTATTAACACTTGAGCCATATCTGAAATCTAAAGTAGTACCATTATCTAATGCTGTTTTCTTTCTAATATATCTAACCGGTTGCTCTTCATTGATTGTTCTAACAATTCCATCGGTATCTGTAAAAGTAGAAGTAACACCACCCACTTTAACAACTGCTGAAGGGTTTTGAGAAATATTAAATTCATCTTCGTTTACGATTAGTAAATATTCATTTTCATAAATAGTTTCGGTCGATTTAAACTCTATCTGCCAATCGCCAGTTAATGTACTATTTAATGATGCGGTATGAGTATATACAACTAATCCATGGTCATAAAACACATCCCCTACTATTAAAGAACCACTCATCAATGAGCCAGAACTATTTTCAACAAATCTAGTAGATGTAACACTATCTGTTAAAGATAAACTTCCTTTTTTAATTTCTTCACCAAATATAGATTGTGGAATAGCCAATATTTTAGCTTTACCATTAAATACTCTCTCCCCACTTACAGCCGCCGGTTGGTGAGATTTAGTTCCAACTCTATAAAATGGATTATCTACATTTGCATAGAATAAAGAATTTAATTGTCCGTATAAAGAGTGTTTATTATATGTAACCCCATTTCCAAGAGTTACATCATTAGCTGTATCATAAAATAATGTATTTTCAGCTTGCATTAAAGTAATATCAGAACCACTTACAAAACTCCACTCTTTGTAGGCTTTGAATGGTCTAATACTAACATCAGATTTAGGTATTTTTTTTAACATATCGTATATAAATATTCAGAAACTAAAAACCCACCAAAAAAGGTGGGTTAGTAGTTTATTAGTTATTTCCGATTAGAAATCCAACTTTACTTTTATTGCTACTTCTTTATCAAATGATTTTTCAATTGGTTTAGAAGTTTTTGCTACTGCTAATAATTCATTTGCATCATCATATAAACCTACTGAAGTGATATACACCTTAGGGTCTCTTTCGAATGTTGCCTGAACGAATTGTCCAACTGAACCCGTTATAAATGTTGGGTTATTAGAGAAGTTAAATTCTCTATTGTTTGCTCTTACGAAATAATGAGATGTTGAAACATTCTCAGTTCTACGAGCTTGGAAATCAGCACTAGCACTAATCGCTTGGTATAATTTCATATTGTTACTAGCATTACTATAAGTGTTTGCTGCGGATGCTGATACAAATGCTACACCTAAACCAGCAGCTACTGCCATTGGGTTAAGTAACATAATACCTGCATCAGGATAAAATAATCCCCATCCTTGTCCATTAGAAGCAGTTACAGAACTAATAGTTCCTTCGTTTGCAGTTCCAATGTTTAATGCTCCACTTACCATATTGAATACTCTACCACTTGCACCAACTGCTTCAGTTTGACCTGAATCATCTATTAATGAAATGATAGTAGCACCATTTTTCAAATTTAATTGAATATTACCTGGATCTAATTGTTCTTTGTATCTAGCTCTATTTACATTGATTGCAAGGATATCATCTAAATCTTTACCACCTGCGGTTGTACCACTATATACACTAAAATATGTATCACCACTATCCAATAATAAATTACGGAATTGTGAATAAATAGCTTTAGTAGGAAGTGTTGAACTATCCGTTTGGTCTAAAGTAGGTGCACCTCCACCACTAATATGTCCGTATGCAATTGAAAACTGCACTTCAGCTGATGAAGATGTTGCGTTTTCATTATATACATCTAAATAGTATTTACCACTTACAGATGAACTCTGAGCGGAAGAAGTATGAAATGTTTCTAATGAACCTGCATCACCACTCCAAATACCAGAAGTTACAACTTCAGTTCTATTTGTTACTTTATCAATTGAACCGAACTTTTTATAAATACCATTAGTTACGGTAGTGATATCAGTGCTGATTTGCTCACCCTGCCCCAAAAATTGGTTTACGATGTTTACTAATTCGTTAGTATCAACGGGAGTGCCAGCGGTGTTTGCTGCACCGGCCAAATATTGTGAAATATTACTTGCTAATAGGGCTCCTCTATTATCTCTTATTACTGCCATAGTTTATTTATTGTACATATGTTACGGTTACTGGAATCGTTTGTGAACCACCTGTTTCGTTACCATAAACAGTTATAGTTGTTCTGATAGACGAAGTTAAAGATGGGTTTGGAATAAACTTAAATGTTAATCCCTTTGCTACTGCAGCTGTTGCTGAAACATCATCTCCGATAAATACTGGAACAGTACCCACATCGGATGTTACACCTTCACCTACAATATCACCTGCATTTTTATTAGAAAGGATAATTGTGTATCCTAATCTTCTATTTCCTGCTGGCGATGTAGTTGGAGATAATGATACCTCACCACTTCTTTGATTAACTGCTATGTTAGGAACACCAAATTCTACCACAGGAATACGAGTTGTATTCTTAGGAAGTGTTACTAACTTATATTTCATTACTTGTGTTTCATCAGGAGATGCTTCGATAACTGGCATACTCTTAATTGCTGCATCATAATATGCCGAACCAAGCGGATGAGCCGGTTCATACAAAGAGTAATCAATTTCATCATCTGCTAAAGC